TGCCATAAGACAGTATCCACATAAATCTCTTGTATATACTATAATCATTATATTCCTATCTTTTTGCGAAATCTGTCTATCTCTTCATATGTCATTTTGTACTTTGGGCGTAATCCACCATACCGTTTTATCATGTCCGCATCTGGTTTGTATAGTGAATCTTTGTTGGGATGTGATACGAGAAGGTCATTCCAGCCGTGATGACTCATATATTCTTTGAGAAGTCGTAACTCTCTTTTATTAAGCGTTACCATTTTGACGATAGTGCTTTGTTGCGTATTTCACTCTGTCGGGGTATTCTAATGCGTATCCTGTGCCTGCTTTGAGATGTTCTCNNTCTATGCACCATTTATGGCTGTGTTCTAATTTGTCCCAGTGTTCATCAAGAAGTGTGCAGATGGTGTCATATTCTCCATCTGAGAGGATTGGGGAGTCATCTTTGTAATATGCATACGAAGACATAAGATAAAATGGGATAAGCATATTGTGGTTCTCTTCGTATATCATTCTGATGCCCTGTCCTGTATATTCTTCTGTCTCTTAGCATTTCTATACCAGCGAGTTGTTCTTCTTCTGTCCTATCTCTCCACCCTGCCACTTCTTCAGATGTGCGTTGACAACCTAGACAAAAAAGCCCTGATTCTTTGTCATACGTACAAACCTTAACGCAAGGAGAATATTTAGCTTTTGCCATTAAAACACTCCTAGTACAAAGTTCTCAGCGCAGTCTTCCGCATACCGCTCTGACTTGTTAGGTAGGTATCTTACTTCGTCTTTGACCCATTCAGCAGTTATAGTCAAATCCTTTTTGGTAAACATCTTGACATAATATGTTTCACCGTCATAATCATAATGTACGCTTGCGGTTCGTTTTCCGTCTTCACTAAAATAGCAATGTAGCTCTTCATCCATTACAACTTTATCCATTTTAAAATTTCCCTCTGTATATTTTCACTAGCTTCCATAGTATCATTTGAGTAAACTTTAAGCAAACCCATCAACATGAAGTTTGTTTGTATATTACTTATCTGACTTCTGCGCCCCTGCAACCACTTTTCAGTTTGTGTGTCTTGACGTTCAATGTGTCTACGTTTTTCTTCTTCTGGACTGACAGTGAGAATATACACTTTTGCATTGTGGTTTTCTATCAGCCATTCAATTTCTATTGATCGAAAGAAACGGTCACCTTCTAGNAATATGTGTTTGTGTTTGGGTGCCTCTTGGTCTATGAAANCCCGNAACTTTGGAATTGCTCCATAAGATATACGATCAGTACCACCAAAGGTTTCCGCCTCTGGGTAACGACCAACAACAAGCACATCTCCACGTTTCTCACATGGAAATAAAGAAAGGGGTTCGACATTTACTGCCGAACCCAACTCCTTTAGAATATTCCTAGCGATTGTTGATTTTCCAGAGGTTGGGATACCCCCCATCATTATAATCATGCTTTCGTAAAGTTTCCCTTCTTCATTTCAGTCTTAGTCTGAGAAGCAAAGTAGGAAGTAAACTTGCCTAAAGTTCCAGCACGTTTTGCAGCAACCCATGCTTCAGCAAGTTCATCAAAACGAACCATGATATTTTCAAAATACTTCCGTTCCTTCTTAATTTCAGTGGAGTCAACATCAGTAATTCCACCAGAGAAGAGGATAGTATCTTCACCTTTAATCATACGCCATGCAATCTTAAATGCATTACGCAACTCACGGTCAGTTACACCAGTTTCTTTCCGACCAGAGAACAAAGACCAAACAACAGAAGGATTCGTGTTAAGGTTAATACCAAGATCAGACTTTGCCCAACCAGCAACTACCTTCTTTGAGTGAGCCTTAACACCCTCATACTCAATACCAATCTTATCCAAGACTTCCTTTACAGTAGCATCAAACTTCTTGGTTACACCAGCACTCTTTAAGTAAGCCTTAACAGTCTTTGAAGTTACCTCTTCAGTTTCCTTCTTGTTAAAAGTCCTAACAGCAGCAATAACTGCAACATCATAGGAATCCGTAACCCATTTTGGAGTGCCGTTCTCAGGATTGTTCTCCCAAACAGCATAAGCACTCAAATCTTCTTCAGTTGCAAACTCAACAATACAAGCAAAAATCCACTCCTTATCTTCATTTTCGTGTGCTTCTACCCTGTGAAACCCTGCAACCAAACGACCATCAGTGCTTACAACCACCGGCTGTTCACGCCAGGGAACCCAACGGTTAGTAGCAATTAATGCCTGCAAGAGCCCGGTATGACTAGGCTTCTCAGAACCTACCCTACCAAGGTTCTCATAATCACGAATTAAATCATCAATCCTGACATAACAAAACTTGATGATCTTTGCTCCCTTAACCTTTCCAAAATCTGGCTTTCGTGGAAAAGACCAAGGTCCAAACTCATGAGTTCCTTCTTCAGTCATTTCCTCTGGAAACAACTCGAATAACTCAATAATTTCTTTAGTGTCAAATGGATAACTCATCAAACCCTCTCAATGATTGACTTTTCCGCTTCTAAAAACATCGAGCCAGGTGAAAAGGGAAACGGAACATAGCCCCTCACACCTTCTTTTTTCAACTTGATACCAACATAGTCATACCGTTCAATAATTGAACACTTAACCCTATGTTCTTTATTTTTATTCTTAAAAGTCAATGCCCGCAACAACCTGTTTTCTTCGGGAGTGACTCGTATCGTGTAAGAACACATCTTTCCAACGGCAAGAAATTCATTGATATCGCAGTAAAAATCCCAACCGTTAAGCATAATCTCAGCAAAGGACTGTGGAGAAATCCAGTGATCCCAAGTTTTCTTAACACCTTTTCTGTTGGACTTTACGGAATAATAATCGGATTTTATAGTATTATCAAAAGTTGCGGTATAAAATCCTCTTGTTAAAGCACGCCTCGCACCTTCAACATTCCACCAACCATTAGACATTCCACCAGAAATCATATCATACCAAGCACCAAGCATTGGCATTGATAAAAATATCTCGGCAGTTTCGTCTGTCATTTCAGGAAACCGTTCCCGTAATTCGATCAATTTTTCTTTCGGAGAAATAACCATATTCTCGTTTTCTCTTTGTTTTCTCAGTTTATACCTTATTATAGACGGCATATCAGGGTTTGTCAAGGCAAATTGCTGGTCATAAGTTATTGATATATAACGATTATGAAAAAAACTGCTCCAAATTACCAATCTCTGCTTTTGCAAATCTACCTATTTTTCTCTCTGATTTCCCTGCCACTCCAATGGTTGCCAATCGGTTATCGCAATATGCTACACAACTGAACCGCTCTCCGTTTCCTCTAATTGGGGTCACACCATGCACCTCTCTTGAATCTGCAATAATCACTGAATTATCTGGAGCATCTATTCCAATACCATATCGTGGGAAGGTTAGATAGGCTCCTTGATAATCCCCTTGACGAAACACACACATACTTGTCATACCAAATTCTGTGTCGCCACTATCAACATGCGCTCCCATCTTTGTAGATTGTCCAGCATGATAACGATTAGCAGATAGAGTAGTGAAAATGCCCATCCTATGTTCTGGTTTAACGAAACTCTCTGCGAACTTTCTTTGTTTATTATACACTTCAAAGTTTGCTTTGTCAAATGCTTTTTCGTTGTAAACTGAAATTTCTTTTAGTATCTCAAACTTATCTGGATTATCCTTTGTCCAACCAGACACATCAATACCACCTGTAAATCTTCCACGTTTATATCCAATCATGACCGAATTGATTTCGTTTGCATAAGCAATCATCCCCCAGCCACCATTTTTGGTTCGCACATGATAAGAGTTTGGTGTGCGTAGTTTATAATGCTCACCTTCTATCAATCCCTTCGCAGCCATCTCTTCCTTATCAATAGGTCCAGAGCAGTTTGCCCTCATGGTGCTTGTATCTTCAATAGTTGCTAACACATTTCTTACATTATCATTTGGGAATGCATTGCATATCACATAAGCAAGCGGCACATCAGACCCATCAAGTGATGCCACAGGTTTCATGATTGCTGTATCTTCTGTTACAGTGATCAAATCTTGTGCATCAGATTCTTCTAGAAATTTACCATTGTATTTCTGGAATGTTGCTTTTTCACCCAGATCATTTTTTACTGTTATGTACTTCATTCCATGGCTCCAATACCTTTTCATAGATAGATTCTGCAAGATACTTCATGCACATTGGAGCTACCATTAATCCAATTCTTGCAAGTTTCTCATTAAGGGTTCCTGCTAATTTATAATCTTCCGGCAAAGTCATAATCCTTTTTGCCTCCTTAGTTGTATATGTTCTATCTTCTTCAGCATGTAAATGCACTGCAAGAGAGGTTTGTAGTCCTTGCTCTGACAATGTGTGAGATGCTTGATTCCACGGAACTCTGCGAGACTGAAAAAAGGAATTTTTCTTTTCTGGAACTTCTTTTCCCCACTTCTTTCTATGTGCAATAAGCTTATCATAAAATGGACCAACGACATCATCACCTACTGATACCACACGATCTGGATTTTTTGGTAATCGTTTCATCCATTTGTATTTAGCACTTTTCTTCATCGACTCACATAGTTCAACTGCTTCAACACCATTTTCATTATCCATCCTCAGATCACCAATTGCTTGTTCTAGTGTTGGTTCCTCATTAACACCTTCTGGATACAAAGAGGACATTAACATCCAGTTCATATTAATATCATCTAGAACATCATTACGAACTGATACAATAAAGACACGTTGTCTTTTTTGTGGAACACCAAAATGTATTCCATTAAGCACTTTATATGTGTTAGAGTACCCTAGCTCCTCAAAATCTGCAACCATACGAGTTAAATGGTCTTTTGCATAGTCCATTGTCAATCCCTTGACATTTTCACAGATGATAACCTTTGGCATGAGGTCTTTTGCAATGCGTATCATTTCCCATGTGAGGTCTTCAATGTTCTGTTGTTTCATACCATATGCAGTTTTTTCTTTGTTCCATCCTTCTTTCTTAGTTCCAGACATGGAAAATGGTGGACATGGTGGTGAACCGTCCATAATATCCAACTCATACTTCTTTAGTCCTGTCATATCCATAATCTGTTTACCAGTGATACTTTTGATATCACCACAAATATGAGGAGTTCCTGGCCAATTTTCAAGATAGGTATCTACTGCAACTTGCTGAAATTCATTCACAAATTTACAATCCCCACCCGCAAGTTTATAACCACAGGATGAACCACCACCACCCGCAAAGAATGAAATATACGTGAATAGTTTTCTATCTGCTGACTTTTGCAAGTCATCTAATGTGTATCTGTAATATCTCAAGATGCAAACTCCATTTCCATTAAATTTGTTTCTTTTATTGTCTGCATCCTGTAGCTTGAATATGACTCTTTATCTTTTCTTGATCCAGTGTCCATATTGCCTAGTGTGCAATGACCAAATTGTAATTCATATCTAAATAATTGCGTCCTCTCTTGTAATTTTGCCCACGGTTTAACCATTGTCTCTTCTAAATCTGGTCTTGGAATCATCAAACATAACCACATTGGAAGATTAGTGAATGTTCCATCAAGCACATGATCGCCGTATCCATATGTCTCTATAATTGCTTTATGAGAGGATTCACCAGACTCTCCTCTAGTAAGTGGTTTATGGTGATTTGTCATTCTTTTATGCACATGACTTCTCACTTTGCCCTTATGACCATTTTGTTTGTCATAATAATTGCCCGCAGATTCACCAACGTATACACATTGTTCAAATTCACATGGCTCTTGAAAATGTGTTGGTTTAATCTCGTTAAACACAAATGCATAACAAGCGCCTGTCATAGCGAGAGTATCACAGTGTTTATAATAATTGGTGAAATAATCCCAGTGTATTTTATATGGTTCAATCATGTTCATCCGAAAAAATCCTCTAGTGTTCCTTGTCTTCCATCACCACCATCAATGCCCCATTGTATCTTGTCTGTTATGAAACGTAGTGGCTCGACAAAACTCTTATCAAACTGNTGTGGTCTATCAATCAGTTCTTCCATGCCGAACTCTGTGGGGAAAGAGGTCATGAATGACAGTGAGCTTGATTGATACTTGTTTGGCTCCTTGAGTGCGATAAATTTTACCTTGTCACCCTCTTGAATGTATGGATACTTGGCAGATAGGTTATTCTTATTTACCAAGTAGTTCATGAGTATGGCACCCTTTGTGTGTATGGGGGCACCTTTCTTGAAGAAACCATACTCTACTCTCTCACCACTCATCAAATCCATAGTGCTGTTAGATGTTGCAGTGTATTTCTCAATACCATTACAACTACGGGGATACGCAATATCCTCTGCTGGTAGGTTCATGAACTCCTCACGAAAATCTTTGATGAATGCATTCAGTTCCTTCTCATCACCATTGATGATGATCTTGAGTGCTTGCTTGATCTTCTCTCGACATGGTGCAGGGG